GCCAGAGCGTTGGTCGGGGTGTAGATCGCCGGGGAAATCGACACAGACGACCAAGCGCCAGACGCTGCCGTGGCATCAGCCGTGGCAACGAACTGCTGAAGCGAACCCGTGGACTGACGGGTCTGCGGGTTTACCGAATACACGCTGGCAATGGTGAACACGTCGCCAGCCTTGATTGTGGCCGAGCCGGTGCCGCCATCGATGGCGATGGTGGTAGCGCCCTGCGTGCTGATCGCGCCGTTGACAAGGATCGTGTCCGACGTGGACCGGGTGCCGGTCGTGTGGTTCACGATGGACTGCGACATAGCAATCTCATTGTAGCCCAGCACGCCCTGACCCATCAGGCCGGCCTTGAACTGGCGGCTGATGGTGTCGGTCGGGTTGAACAGACCCTTCATGCCCTCGACCAGACCGGCGTTAGCAGCCGGGTTGACGGTGGCGTAGCGCGGGTCCATGGGGACGGCAAATTCGTTCAGCTTCTGCTGGCCCTGAAGCAGGACAAGAGAAGTGGACGGGGTCGTGCCCGGCGTGCCGACAGAGCTATAGATGCCCTTGTACGCATTCGCCACGTCGTTATCGACGCTGCTGGCGAGCTGCGAGATACGAGGCTTCAGCACGCGTTCTGCGAAGTCGTCCAACTGCATCGTCAGTTCGGCGCTGGTGAAGTTCACGCCGATGTGCTTCTGGCTGGACACGGTCAGGGTCGTGTACTGCTCGTTGTCGTCCTGCACCTGCAGAGCGGCGCCGTCGGTCACCAGTGCGCGGTCAGGCAGACGGATGCGGAGGGTCGAGCCGATCTTGGCGCCTTCAACGGCGAAGCTGTTGTCGTACTGGCGATTGACGTTGCGGGTCAGCACCAGGTTGTTCTCGAAGATCTCCAGGGCCTTCCTGGTGATCATGTCGATAGTAAGAATGTTATTGGACATGGATGCCTCCTAGGGGCAATCAGCGGCGGTTGGCTGCCTCGTACTTCCTGATCTGGCGCTGCCGCTCGGCTTCAATCCACTCCGACGTAGTCATCGATTTGATGCTACGCGGGTCTGTGGTGTCGTACGAGTTGGACCCAGTAGTCCTGGCAGTCACCGGAGCAATCGGCGCCGGGGCGGTGGATGTGCGCTTGACCGGCGGGTCGGAGACAAGTTTTGCCTCCAGTCTGCCGATCTCTTTAGCCTGAAGCAGAACAGGCAGACGGGCGATACGGTCGGCTTCTTTCGGGTTGGTACCGAGGTAATAGATTACGTCGGGGCCAATGTCAGAAGCCTGGATCGTCTGGGCCATAGCGTCCGTGACGCGAAGGTTGGGATTGTAGGCGACCTGCTCGAAGTCGTCGTACTTTACCCGCGCCTCTTCCTCACGGTCGTGGTAGGCATCCAGAACAGCCGTTTGCTGCTGTACCGCATCCCGGCGGGCCAACAGTTCCTGCGCCTTTTGTTCTGCCATAGCCTCGGCATAACTCTGAGCGTCAGCGAAACTATCAACCGGCGGAAGCGGTGCAGGAGGAGCGACCTCGACGGCCCTCCGCGACTGCTCTCGTTCCCATTTACGCTGCTCTCGCGCGAGCCGCTTGGTGACAATAGCGTCCAACTCTTCCTGAGTGAACGACTTGCCATCCTCTTGCTCGCCCGGCGTAACTACAGGCTCAGGCGCCGCCGTGGCTTCCTGACCCGACGTGGTGTTAATCACGTCATTGGAGTTCTCGTCCATCGTTTACTCCCCAGGCTATCCGGCCTGTCGGTTAGGCATACGCAATAGTCGCTTTAGGGGTAGTGCCCCCAAGAACAACGTACAAGCCCTTGTTGAAGTAAAGCCCGTCATCCCCGCCAGTGAATATGTAAATGCCGGGGGTGGCGGGGGTGAAAGTAGCAATCAACGTGGTGCCGGATGTTGAACCGGCATCAGTGTCGTAAACCGCCACTGTCGGGCTAGTGCCGGAACTGACAAAGATGCTCTTCAGCTTGCCAGCGCCAACCTTGATCTGCGCCGTAGCAGTGATATGCGTATAATTTGCCATGTCAGGCTCCTACGACAGAAAGCGGAGTTTGTAAAGCGCGGACAGATAGTGGTCCACAATGTTGTCTATCAGGTTCTGCAAAGCCGTATCGTCTTTGTCGATTATTTCATACCGGGCAACCTCAATTTCATCCAGTTGCCCCTGCAAGAAATCAACGACATTCGACGTGGTCTTGGCCGAGTGCAGCGTGATTGGCCCCATCAGACCATGACGACCCTGATAGGCTTCAGCCAGATCATCCGCCAGATCAATGATGCCTTCATAGAATTTTTGCAGTGCCTTGTGTTTGGCATAGCTGCGAGTATTGAGATGAACCGAGTGCGTGACATCTCGTGCCAGAAACAGCATCCCGATAAAATCAGCGCACTTCATTACATTGCTCCTTGTGGAGGCATCTGGGGAGGCATCTGGCCCTGCGCGGGAGGCATCTGGCCCGGCTCTTCCATGCCGCCTTCCATGGTGTTTTCGGCTGGCGTCTCGGGTTCAGCCGGCATCCCGCCGCGTCCCGGCGGAAGCCCCGGTATGCTGCCGACGATGTCGCCAGTGTCGATGGCAGCGTGCAAGGTGCCCATGACGATGTCGTGGATCTGGTCTGGCCCCAAAGAGTTCTGGACCAGCGCGATGCGTTTTGTCTCGGCATCGTACGCCTTGACTTGGGCCTCGAACTGCTTGACCGACGCGTCCTGCGCCTCGATGGACTTGCTGGCGTTTTGCAGCATCTGGTGCATCTGGTCCATTTCCTTGCCCATGGCTTCCATCTGCTGCTTGGCCTGCTGCATCTCGGGCGACTGGTCGTCACCGGCCATGACCTTGGGGTCAATGATCTTGGCAAACCGTGCCGCCATCTCTTGTGCGCCCGGCCAGTCCATGTTGCGGATGAACAGATCGCCGGCCACTTTCCAGAGTTCAGGGTTGCTCTGAAGCAGCATCTGCATGGCGTCGAGGGCCTCCTGCCGCTTGGTCATGTAGCCAGGGCCGGTGGTGACGCACACGTCGTAGACGCCCACGGTCGGGTTGTAGATCTTCTCCAGCACGATGCCGTTCTGATCGACAATCTTCTTCACCGGCTCGGGCTGGGCCGGGTTAATTTTTGCCATGCTGACTTCGCCGTCGAGGCCGATGATGCGGGCCACGCGCTGCGTGTCGTAGATCTTGGGGATCATGTCCACAAGCTGCCGAGCAACGTACCGGACGGCGCGGGCAAGGTTATCAACGTAGTGGTAGGTGCCCGTATCGCCCTGTTTTTCACGGGCGATAATGGCTTTGCCTGACCGTTCGTTGCCCTGCTGGCCCAAACTGGCGTCATACTGGCCTGTAGTAGCCTTAATATCCTCACCAGCGCCCATTTTTGCCTGTATCAGGCCAGTTTGAGCGAGCGGCGGGGCAGCGCGCTGCGGGAGCGGCAGAGTGCTTCCCTGACCGTCTGTGACGTCAGGATTGACCTCCAGATACGGCCAATTGGTCGTATTAGCGGTCTTCCACTGCTGTTCATAGCCCTCGAACTGGCCGCCGTAGCCAATGAACGGGGCTTTTGGCGCCAGTGCCAGCATCTCTGCTTCCTGGCTGACCCAGTAGTTGTACATGCGCTGGGCGTCTTTGGCGTTGCGGATCAGGCCAGAGACGTACAGCCGGCCATCGACCTCGAACTCGTTGCCGACGACACGCACGATGGGTATCCACTTGCCCGCCCACTCGCGCTCTTCCAGCACCTCGTAACCGTTAGTCTTGACCCACATCACCCGCTTGCGGTCCACAGTGCGGCTGCGGATGGGCTTGCCAAACATCGCCTTTAGCTGCTTGTCCTTGGGTGTGCCTTGGAAAGCAGTGACGTTGTCGGGATACAGGTGCAGCGTGTCGGGCTTGTGCGCGTAGTAGAAGTATTCCGCAATGCGGATTGTGTCTTCCGAGATCCACTGGGCCATAGACTCGTCGCCCACGCTCTGACTGAGCATGGACGAGATGGGCGTGGCGTCGGGGAACTCGCGCTCGTAGTCGGTCTTCAGCATGTCCTCGGTGACAAAGCACCACTCAGCGTCCGACCCGCAGGGGTCGTGGATCATGGGGTCCATGTAGACGCTGAACGAGTTCCGCACCCGGCCAATCTTGAGATCCTGATCGAAACTGTCTTCGTAGCAGTATTCGGTCAGGATGCGGATATAGCCCTCACCGAACGTGACCTGGTTGTCGCACGCGGTGTCGTAGGCTACGTCGGCGTCCGACAGATACTCGATGTGCCGGATCATGCCGTTGAAGATCTCGGCAACCTCGACATCACCTTTGTCGTCCGCCGGAATGACCTTGCCGGTGGGCCGGTTCTGCCGCTGTTCGTTCGTGACCTGTCGGACGTGCTGCGGCAGCTTGTTGATGGTCAGGCACGGGCGAGCGTTGATCGTCTGGCCCTGAACAGACCCGCGCGTAGCCAGCACGTCAGCCGGCCACTGCCACTGGTTGTCGGGGCTGCCAGCCATGAACCGGAGGTCATCCAGTTCATCCTCACGGCTCTCCGAATACGCGGAGATAGCCATCGTGAAGCGGCTACGCATAAGGTTGAGCATGTCGTTGCGGTCACCACCGCCAGACACAACACCTGCTGATGCAACGTCGCTCGCAGCCATTACTTGCCCTTCTTGGGTGTCATGGCGCCGCGCTTGGTGGAGTAGGCAATTGCAACTGCCTGTTTCACCGGTTTGCCCGCCATGACTTCAGCCTTCACGTTCTTGCGGAACGCGTTCTTGCTGGTCGATTTCACCAACGGCATCTTACTGGCCGTGAATGATGGCGTAATTGATGACGACGGCTTCCGAGTACGACGTAGAAGCAGTCATATTGCGGAGCGTAATAACGGCTGACCCTGCGGCTAGGCTGCTGACATAGACCGTGTACGCTGCTGTTGTGCCTACGTCGGACACGTTGACGATAAGCACGTCTTTGACGCTGATCAGGCTATTGGTCAGCGTAAAACTGACCGCTGTAGCGGCTGCAAGAGCCGCGTTGCTCATCGTGATGCGGCCCGAGCTCTTGTTGAGCGTCACGCCAGTAGACTTGCTGGTCGCCTGCGTGACAGACCCCTGCGCGGCAGCGGTATAGCCAAGTTCACCGGCGGAATAAATGAAATCCGCGCCAATGATATCCTGGTCGGTGTAGGCAACGCCAATCGGCTTGGTGTTCGACATCTGTAGGCTCCTTACTTCTTGGGTTTCGCCGTCTTGGCGGAGTCTTTGAACGCTTTTGCAGTGGGGGCGCCCTTGGCACCCGGTTTACGCATCTTTTCGCCAGAACCGGCTGCAATACGGTCCTTTTTGGCGTTAATGTTGGCGTACAGACCTGGCTTCATTTGCAATTCCACCGCTTGAGGGACGCCGCTTTGCGGGTCGGTTGGCCTTTGTCGTCCTTCATTGGCCCCGGCATCCCCGACATACGCGCGCAGAACGAGGCTTTGCGGCCTGCGTCTGCCTTGGTCTTGGGATGAGGCGCTGGCGCCTTCAAGTTGGACCCGTTTTTGGCGTTGTAGGCCCGGCGACCAGCCTCGGTCATGCCCGCGCCCTGAGACGTAGGCTGATAGTGCGCGTTTTTACCCTTTGTGGTACGCGCAATAGGCTTATCGGCCATCTAAGACCCCATCCAAGAGGTAGAAATCCCTGACTGAGAATAAGAGCGGGTCTGGGCCTTGTCAACGCGTTCTCTGTGTGCGACGGGAAACGCGAAAGTAACGGCTATAGCGTCGGCGGCGTCCGGGGACGCCAACCCTCGGCTTTTCATGTCCTTCTTGCTCTCCAAGAAGAGGGTGCCACGGCTGTCTGGCTTGGACATGGGGCCAATGAGATCCGATTTCAGGTACCTGTCCTCGGGGATGCTCGCTGTCTTCAGCCATTCACGCATTGCTCCCCACATCTCGGCCCGCTTGTTGCCCCACATCTTGGGGTTTTTGGCCTTGTTGCCAAAGTTCACGCCCCTGACGACGTACCGTTGCTCCTTGAGCCGGTCCACGATGCCCGCGCCCAGCCCGCCCTCGTCGATCACGACCATGGCGGGCTTGAACTCTTCGATGGCCTCGATGACGTGGCCCACCACGGTCATGGTGTCGTCGCCCCGGTGCTTGATCAGCTTGACGATATCGCGCCCCTGGCGCACCGCCAGCACGGTAGCGTCAGCGCCAAACCGCGCCGGGTCCACACCGAGGATGATGGGCGCGCTCAGATCCTTGACGCGGGGGCGCTTCATGGCGTCGTTGACCAGCATGTTGGGTATGAACTGGTCGTCCGACGCGTTTGGAAACTGCCCGTAGACCTCGACGTGGGCCTGGCTGGAATCCGGCCCGTACTCGTCGATGATCTGCTGGTAGACGGCCTTGTCGGTGCCCTCGACCTCGCGCGCGTCCACGATCTTGTTGAGCCAGAACTCCCGCTTGGAGTTAAAGCACTCGTAGAAATACCCGCTGTTGCGGCGTGGGTTGCTGAACGCCATCCAGAAACGGTTGGGCGTGTTCTCGGTGAAGAAGCCCGCTGCCACCGACCAGATGCTGTCGGGGATGCCGCTGGCCTCGTCGAACACCAGCATGACGCCGTCCATGTTGTGGACACCGGCATAGCTGTCAGGGTTCTCGGCGGACCACAGCCGGCCCTCGACGCCCCAGTAGCGCGTGCCCTTCTTGAGGTCGCGCTCGACCAACTCGGTCAGCCACTTGGCTGGCATCAAGCGGGTGGCCGATACCTCGAACCAGTGGCTGTTCAGGCTCATGGATAGCCACTTGGTAATTTCCGCCCAAGTGACCGAACGTAGCTGGGCCTCTGAGTTGGCGCTGACGATGATGGTCCCGCCGATCCGCGTGGATAGCATCCAGATCACCAGCCAACTGACCAGCGCCGACTTGCCGATACCGCGGCCCGAACTGACCGCCAGCCGCAGCGTGCTGAAGTCGATCCTGCCGTTGTTGTCTTGGATGTGGTCAGCCAGATCCTGTAGCACCTGACGCTGCCACTTGCGCGGGCCGCTAAAGTGTTCCAGCGGCGTGCCGTGCTGCCCCCACGGGAAGGTGTACAGCACAAACTTGAGCGGGTCGTCTTTGAGAGCCGGCGCCCACAGCCGGCTCATGAGCATCATCTCATCGTCGGCGCTATAAATGGTGGTCTGCATCAGCGGTTATTCGGGTTGGCGTTGGGGCGCGGGTTAAGGAACGCCTGATACCGCGCCAGTCGACCAACACCGCCCAGCATACCGTCGCCTGCGGGCGCGGTCATGGTGGGTGAGGTGGCGCCCCGGCCCGGCAGAGCCTGACTGAACAGATCGAAGTTCATGGGCATGGGGTCACGCCCACGGTCAGCGGCGTACCCTGGCCCACGGGGCACAGCGCCGTAGATGAACTGCATGGGGCTACCGGGGTTGTTGCGCCGCATCTGGTAGGCGCGCAGTTCGCGGAACAGCGCCTCCTCGTCGTCAGGCGACATGTTGCTTGAGAATCTCTGGTAGTTTGCGCCGGCCATTGGGCCTGTCTGAGACGCGAACGCGTTCGACTGGGTGGTCGGCGCGTACGACTGGTACTGCTGGGGCGTCATCATGCGCGCCAGGTAGTTCGGCATCTCGTACATATTCGCCCTCTATGACACGTTGCTGCGCCATTTCCAGCGCGCCAATGATGCTGATACGCTGTTCCACGTCAACGCTGATCTGCTGCTTGGCTACCCAGCCGTGCTGGTGCTTGAGAATCTCAAGCGCCGCCTTGGCGTCTCCCGCCAGCGCCGCCTCATGCAACACGGCGCTGATTTCCATCTCGCCGTCTGCGCGGCCCTTGAGTTCGGCCATCTCGGCTATGGGGTCAAACTGGCAAAGCTGCCTGTATTCAGCCGGCAGCAGTCCTGCCGCCAGCGCAAGGCTTTCGCCACGCAGCCCTTTACGCGCCGCCTGATAGATGGCTTCGAGCCGAGCCTCTGTGGCTTGTAACCTGCGAGGTTCATGCGAGAGAGAAAATATGCTCATGGCGGCAGGGTAACAGATTTTGAAAAAAATAAAAAGTTTGTGCGATCCCTCCGTTTTCGGCCGCCCGCTGCCGCCGGCCCTGCCCCCCCTCCAAACTGACAATTTGTCAGGTGACAGATTGTCAGGTGACCTTTTGTCAGGTGACAGATTGTCAGGTGACAGATTGTCAGCTGACAGATTGTCAGGTGACCTTTTGTCAACTGACAATTTGTCAGTTATGCCGCCAGGCTTTGCGCCAGTACGGCGGTTACGGCTATGCCGATGCCGATGCCGATGCCGATGCCGCTGCCGATGCCGCTGCCGCCCAGGTCGAGG